GGTAACTTAGATATTGCTGATACGATATATCATACAGGAGATTCAAATACAAAGATAAGATTTCCTGAGGTTGATACAATTGCTTTTAATACTTCTGGTCTTGAAAGACTCAGAATTACAAGTGATGGACAAATAAGTGGTTCATCAGTATCAACAGGTTCATTTGGAAAATTAGTTGTTGGTGATAGTATAGATTTAGTTGAAGACCAAAGAATATTTTTTGAAGCAGATAAAAATACTTACATAGAAACACACGCTTCAGACACATTTAGAGTAGTTGTTAATAATCGTCAAATGTTTTTATTAGATGAAGATACTGGTAATAGAGCAATATTTGGTAATGGAACAAAAGTTTTTATAGGTGCTAATAATAATCGTATACCAACGGCATCCTTACATATTGGAGGAGATATATGGACAAGTGGTTCAAATGGTCACATAACAGCTAGTGGTAATATAACAGCGAATAATTTTAGTGGAATTTTCAATGGTGCATTATCAAGTTCAGCTCAAATCGCATCAAATATTAGTGGTTCATTCACTCCGGCAAGTGCAAGTTTCTCAACAAGAATTACAACTGAAGAAGGTAATGTAGATACTTTACAAGGTAGAACTTTAACAGCTGGTGATGGTTTAACAGGTGGTGGAACATTAGCATCCGATAGAACTTTTGCAGTAGGACAAGGAACAGGTGTTACGGTAAATACAAATGATGTAGCAATTGGACAAGATGTCGCTACAACAGCAAATGTTACTTTCGCAACTATCACGACAACAGGAAATATCGAGTCTCAAGGTGATATTATAGCACAAAATTATATCGTAAGTTCATCAGTAACACATATGACATCTTCATTTAGAAGTGGTTCAACGATATCTGGTGATACACCATCAGACGACACACACCAATTTACAGGTTCTTTATTCATAAGTGGTAGCACACCTAATGATATTACAACTAAAAATAGTATATTCGTGGGTAATCACATATCTGCCAGTGGAAACATAACAGGTTCTCAAATAGAAGCTAGTGGTGATGTTATTGCGTTTGGTTCATCAGATAGAAGACTTAAAGACAACATTACACCAATTGAAAATCCATTAGACAAGATGGATAAGATTGGTGGTTATACATTTGTATGGAATAATAAACAATCAACATATGAAGGTAAAGATATTGGTGTCGTAGCACAAGAAATAGAAGAAGTTTTACCAGAATTAGTAACAACAAGAGGAACAGGATATAAAGCAGTAAAATATGAAAAAATTGTTCCATTATTGATAGAATCAATCAAAGAATTACAGAAAAAAGTTCAAGACATAGAGGAAAATTGCGATTGTTTGAACAAATAGACTTATATTTATATATAAGAAATTAAGGAGTTATAATGGTTAAAAAAACAACAAAAAAACAAGAAATTAAATTCACACAAGAAGATTTAGATTCATTACAGAATTTAAAAGATTCTTATTCATCAGTTGAACTATCTTTAGGAAGATTAGAAGTTCAAAGACTTAATTTAGAAAAAAACTTAGATTCCCTTGCAGACGAAAAACTTCGTTTGGAAACAGAGTATGAAAATACTCAAAAAAGAGAAATTGAGTTAATTACTGAATTAAATGAAAAGTATGGGGCAGGAAATCTTAATCCAGAAACTGGTGTATTTACACCAACAAAATAATTACCCTTGTTGATGAATTTTGAGAATTTATTATGATATTTATTAATACTAATTAATATTAATCTTTAGGAGAAAAATAATGGCAGAAAGAATAGTAAGTCCTGGTGTTTTTACCAGAGAAAAAGATTTATCATTCTTACCACAAGGCATTACAGAGATTGGAGCAGCATTAATTGGCCCGACAGAAACAGGTCCAGCATTTGTTCCAACAATTGTAAGAAACTTAGGTGAGTTTGAGGAAACTTTTGGTAAAGAAAACCAAGACTTTTATGTTCCATTCACAGCAAAACAATATTTAAGAAGTGCAGGTACGGTAACAATCGTTCGTGTATTAGGACTTGGTGGATATTCATCAGAATATTTAGCATTAACATTGAGTAGTTCAGCAGGAACTCACATAGCAGCAGTATTAAAGTCGTCAAACGGCACAGGAACTGAAGCACCTAATTCATCAACAACCGGCTTTTTTGGAGCAGCTAGTGCTTCATTAGCAGCTAACCCAGATTGGGCAGAGGCAGCTCTAACTTTACATAATAGCACAAATGGGGCAACTGCATATACAATCAGTTTTGATACAGGTTCAGCAAACTACATTGGAAATGTATTTAGTTCAGACCCACAAGAAACAAAGCAGAAAGTATTCTTAGCAGTAAACAACAAAGGTTTTTACTCAAACAACGGATTTGACGCAAATGTCAGTATGAGTTTGGCAAGTGGTAGTGATTCATTCTTAAATGATTACTCACCAGCAGTAACACCAGTAATCCAATCACAATTGGTAGGTGGAGTAAGAACAGACCTATTTAGAGTTAAAACACTTTCAGATGGAAGTGGTATGAATTCAAAATATAAAATCGGTATTCGTGATATTAAACCAGCATCAGATGTAGCAGGTAGTGATTACGGAATATTTACTTTAGATGTTCAAATCAATAATCCAGGTCAAAATGATGACGGAACCATATTAGAAACATTCTCTAATTGTAATTTTGATGAAGATTCAGCAAATTATCTACCAAGAAAAGTTGGTGATAGATTTACAACAATCGATTCACAAGGTAAATTAACTCACAATGGTGATTATCCAAATCAATCTAAATATATTAGAATAACAGGTCCGACAATTACAAGTGTATCAACTGAAGCATCTTCATTGAAAGAACTTGCAAATGTATCGGAAGAGTTACTTCCAATGGGATTTGGAAAACTAACAACACCGAGTGATGATTCAGTTACTTTATCAGGTCCGTATGGAACCGGAGCAGCAACTGCACCAACGGCTTCATTTGTTGTAAGTCAGTCAAATTCAAGAAATGAATTTGATTCAAATGTATTCTATGGTTTTGATTTTGCAAACGAAACTAACAAACAATACTTGAGAAAAACACCAGCAGGAGCAGCAGTTGGAAATAATGTAACTATGAGTTTGGAAGACCAAAATGGGCATCCAGACGCTTCAGTATTAGGTTCAACATTCTCTGACGGAACTGAGAAAGTTACATTAGCACTTTCACACTTCAAACAGAGAAAATTTGCAGTTCCTTTCCAAGATGGTTTTGATGGATTTAATCCAGCAGCACCAAAGAAAACTGGAACAGATATTGTGGCAGGAAACTCACAAGGTTTTGATATGACACTATCCACATCAAGTGGTTCAGTAGCATTTAAACGAGCAATCAATGCAGTATCAAATCCAGATGAGTTTGACATCAATATGTTAGTAACACCAGGTGTTATTCACTCAATTCACTCAAGTGTAACAAATCACGCAATAGATAAAGTGGAAGATAGAGCAGACGCATTCTATATTATGGACGGGTCAGTATATGGTCGTTCAATAGATAATGCAGTAGCAGATATCAAGACACTTGATTCTAATTATGTGGCTACTTACTATCCTTGGGTAAAAATATTGGATAGTGTAAAGAACAAACCAACTTGGGTTCCACCTTCAGTAGTATTGCCAGGCGTTTATTCAAATAACGACGCAGTAGCACAAGAGTGGTTCGCACCAGCAGGTTTAAATCGTGGTGGATTAACAGAAGTGTTAGAAGCACAAACAAGATTAACACATAGTGAAAGAGATGATTTATACGAAAATCGTATTAATCCTATCGCAACTTTCCCTGGTCAAGGTGTGGTCGTGTTTGGACAAAAAACATTACAGGCAAAACCAAGCGCATTAGATAGAATTAATGTAAGAAGATTGTTGATTAACTTGAGAAAGTTCATCGCAAGTTCTTCAAGATTCTTAGTATTTGAACAGAACACAGCAGCTTTAAGAAGTAGATTCTTAAATATTGTAAATCCATATTTGGAAAGTGTTCAATCAAATAGTGGACTAACAGCATTCAGAGTGGTAATGGATGAATCAAACAACACACCAGATGTTGTAGATAGAAACCAATTAGTTGGTCAAATCTTTATCCAACCTACAAGAACAGCTGAGTTCATCGTATTGGACTTTGTAGTTCAACCAACAGGAGCAACTTTTCCCGAGTAATATAATGGGAAATGAAGAATAAAAAAAACCCCCATTAATTTGGGGGTTTTTTGTTTTAACTGGATCGCGTTGTTTGAGAATAAATTTTGAGAGTTTAACCACCTAACTCACAAGGGTTGTTTCTAATCTCGTGAAACTCTACATAACCCTTTCGGTTCCAAATATGTAGTCACCGAAAACCCACAAAACTACTTAGGATAAATAGCGAATGTATCAGCGTATTCTGCCAAACAATAACCTTGGGCTCTTCTATACCCATATTGTGTTTTACTACAACCCCTATACTTAATTCTAAACTTACCGGTTTTCATCAAAGTCCTAATTTGAGGATTATATCTAAATCTCATAGGAATACCTTTATACATAGCGACTTCATTATAATCATCATTAAGATAATCAATAAGATATAATCCTTGTTGATTCTGATTAGCTTCATATAATTCCATAGGATTGTGTGCATATCTATAATGAGTAATGGTATGAGTCCCATTCTCTATATACTCACCAGCGTCATTATAATACCCATAATGGTTTGGGATTTCCCTTGTTACCAAAGTATCTTGATAATCTCTCATATAAATACCTTCGGTATCAGTCGTAATTATTTCATTGTTTTCAATCATTTCGTTTCCTTTATTATTCTCAATCATATTATAATATAATAATAATATTTGTAAATGTCAAGTCTTTTTTTAATTATTTTCTTCAAAGAGTTCTTCTTCACAATCATCACAAAGGAAAAAGCCGTCTATTTCAACACCACACTCTTCACATATTATTTCATCAATCATACTATAATATACAATGAATAAATGAGAATGTCAAGTAAAAACTTCTAAAAAACTTCTAAAAGTATATCATATTTGATATTCACTTTTTTTGGTTTCGTTATATTTATTAATGTAATAGAAAAAAAGTCTTTATAGGAGAAAGAAAGTGGCTGAATTAATAGACCCAAATGAAATATTTTTTACACCGTTTGAACCAAAAACGAAAAATCGTTTTATTATGGAAATCGACGGAATACCTTCATATCTTGTTAAAACAATGGCAAGACCAGCAATTCAATTTGAATCAATTACACTTGACCATATCAATGTAAAAAGATATGTAAAAGGAAAAGCAACTTGGCAACCTATTACGGTTACTTTGTATGACCCAATCGTTCCATCAGGAGCACAATCAGTTATTGAGTGGGTAAGACAACATCACGAATCAGTTACAGGTCGTGATGGATATTCAGACTTCTATAAAAAAGACATAACATTTAATGTATTGGGGCCACTTGGTGATAAAGTTGAAGAGTGGACATTGAAAGGAGCATTCATTACAGAAGCAAACTTTAATGAATTAGACTTCGCAGCATCTGAAGTTGCAGACATTTCACTAACACTTCAATACGATTACGCAATACTTGAATTCTAAGGAGACAATTATGTGGGCAATATTTAAAGATGAAAACGATTACAATGAAAAATCAATCATAGGTTTCGCATCATTCGCAGTAATGACATTATTTGCAGTAGTTGACTTAGGAACAGGAATTGTTGGAAAAGATTTAGTTATAAATGATATGGTATACAACTCGTTTGTATTCATAACCCTTGGTTCTTTTGGTATCGCAGGTGCTGAAAAAATTATGGGTAAAAAATAATAAGTTATTAATTCTTAATAATCAAGGAGTAAAACAAAATGGCTGAAAATCAGTATGGATTTCCTACTGAAGTTCTATCTTTACCATCACAGGGATTGTTATATCCCGAAGATAGTCCTTTGCGTAGTGGAACAATAGATGTCAAATATATGACAGCAAAAGAGGAAGATATCTTAACTTCTACAAACTTAATTCAACAAGGTAAAGTAATCGAAAGACTTTTAGAAAGTGTTATAGCTGACAAAAAAATCAAATTAGATGATATGTTAGTCGGTGATAAAAACGCACTTATGTTAGGAACTCGTATTTTAGGATATGGTTCAGAATATAGAGTTACGATTAATGATATAGAAACAGGTCAAGATGTTGAAAGAACAATCGATTTGTCAACATTACAACATAAAGAAATTGATAAAAAACTATTTGAATCAGGTGAAAATAAATTTGAATTTGAATTACCTAATTCTAAAAGAAAAGTTGAATTTAAGTTATTAACTGGACACGATGAAAAAATCGTAGATAAACAACTTGAGAATTTACAGAAAGTTGAAGAATTGACAGGCATTTCATCAGAGTTAACCACAAGAATCAAACATCAATTAATATCAGTTGACGGAAATACAGACCAAAAGTTTATTGACAACTTTGTTGACAATGAGTTTTTGGCATTAGACACACGAGCATATAGACAATATATCTCATCAATAACACCAGATGTCAATATGGTATTCAATTATACAACACAGAGAACAAAAAAAGTAGTAGAGGTCGAAGTTCCATTAGGGACAGAATTTTTTTGGCCAGCCGCCGGAGAATAGGGCGGCTATCCACGAAGAACTCTTCAACATAGTTTATTACGGAGAGGGTTTTACTCACTCTGAAATCTACCATATGCCTTTACCTTTAAGACGATATTATACGGACTTAATGGTCAAAGCAAAGAAAAAAGAACAAAAAGAATTGGATGACTTGAATAAGAATCCAAAGTTCAAAAATCCGACAAGTTGATATTTATTACTGAGATAATATAAGGAAATATAATGTCAAAATTCAAAGCAAAAGATAAATCAATCATACCAGAATTTGTAGGTGGTTTAATGAAAGCATATGCAAGACGAGGTGCTTCTAAAACTTTACAAAAGTTAAAGAAAGACCCAATCATTAGACAGAGTTTGAAAAGTATTGAAAAACTCGATAAAGAAATTCAACAAAAGATTGAAAAGAAAATTAAAACTGACCCAGAGTTTGCAAAAGACTATAAAGATGTTCAAGCTAGAACTAAAAATTTGAATATATAAATCTCTTTATTATTTCAGTTATTCTAATTTAAACCAAAACACAATATAAATGGCATCAAAAAAAGAACAAATCATACAAGCACAAGAAAATCTCGGAAAAGTTAATGAAGGATTAAAAGACCAAATTAGCTACAGAAAAGAGTTAGATATGTTAGCTGCAAAAGCTAACAGAATGCAAGAAAGAGAATTTAAATTTACAAAAGATGTTTTAGACAAGACCAAATCAATATTTGAAAATCGAAGAAGTATTACTGAAGAAACAATGACTTCAGTTGATTTACATAAATTAGAAAGAAAACTAATTGCAGAAGGTTTAGAAGACCAAGTTAAAATAGTTCAAAAATTAAAAGATGAAGAAAGAATTCAAAAAAGAATCAATAGTGTTGTAAATCAACAAGTAAAAGCATATAGTAGTATTGGTAATAAAATAGATGACATCGTCAAAGGTATTCCAGGTGTTGGTGGTATGTTAAGTGCAATACTCGGAACAGACAATTTAGGTCAAGAAATGGGTGAAGAACTCAGAACCGCTTTTTCTGGCCCTAATGGAGTTATGTCTTTTATGAGAGAAGCCGGTGCAGAAGCAACTGGTGGTTTTTTAAATAACTTCCTTACTCTTGGTGGTGGTAAAGGTAATAAAGGTGGAGTATCAAGAGCAAGACATAGACTTGCAGGATTTTTCTCTGGACCTGGACCAGTATTAGTAGCATCTACTGCTTTATTCTCAATGGCTACAAAAATGGGAATGAAAGACGGAATGCAATCCGTTGGAGTTCTCAACACATTAAAAAGAACATTTTTTGGTGGAGCATTTGAAGGACTAAGAGACGCATTCGGACATATGGGTCAAGCAGATATCGGAACATTGTTGAGAATGCAAATGAATAGATTAATGTTCGGTATAAGTGGTGGAGACCAAGCAAAAGTATTAGCAGCACAAGTCAATATATCAGGACTTACTAAACAACAAGCTCTCAATGTTCAAAGTCAAGTTGCTTCATTTGCAGCAATGAATGCAGTATTACCTTCTAAAGTATTTGAAGATATGGCATCCAACACCGAAATGTTTGCAAAATATGCAAAAGATGGTGGTTTAAATCTTGGAATGGCAGCAGTAAAAGCAAGACAACTTGGTATTGATTTATCAACGGTCGATAAAATAGCAGATAGTGTATTAAACTTCCAAAGTTCTATTGAAGCAGAATTATCCGCATCATTATTAACGGGTAAACAATTGAATTTAAACCGAGCAAGAGAATTAGCACTTATGGGTGATATTGCAGGACTACAAGATGAGATTTTAAAACAAGTTGGTAGTGAAGCAGAATTACAACAAATGAATGTTATAGCAAGAAAAAAATTGGCAGACGCATTTGGAGTAACCGTAAGTGAATTATCAAGATTAGCATCTGGTGAAATGGAAATAAAAAATTCAGATATGAAACAAAATACTCAAGCATTAAGAAACTTAACAATCGCTACAGCTGTGGCTGCAGGTTTTTATGGTGGAAAAACTATAATGGGTGGTATTCAATTTATGCATAGAAAAATGCAAACAGAACTTATAAGAAGAGGTGCTTTAACACAAGTTGCAGGAACAGGTGCATACTCAACAGCAAGAAGTGCGATGACGGGTGGAAAATTTAATCCAGACCTACACACAATAGCAAGAGGAAGTGGAGGAGTTCGTAATGTTAGAATAGTCTCAAATCCAAAAGCGATGGGGCTAACAAGTATGGCCGGTATAGCCAGAGGGGGGCCAATAGCATTAGCAGTAGCAGCAGTTCTTGGTATTCCA